CGTTGTCATCTAACTTCTCAAGTAAATTCTTAGTTTCTTCATCAGCCACGACGATCAGCGGCTTTTCAGCGTTGATATTCAGATTGTTACGTTGCCCATAGTTGGCGGGGTCGGTGCGCTCAAGCCACCATGCGCCTGATTGCCAGCTTTGATCTTCAATTACACGACGCTCGCAAACATCATGTATCTTCTTATAACCGATCTCTTCTGCTTTTTTTACTTGCTCACTAAATTCATCATCATTCATCCATCTGCAAAATGTTTCAAACGAAATCCCTGCCGCTTTCGTCGCTCTTACTCTGCCTTGCCCATCGGCAAGCGCTGCGATTATTTTTTTTATAGTTGATTTATTGTATTTCATAATTCAACCTCCTTTATTCGAATTTTTTAAATTTCAATGCCATTCTTTTTTATGACTAAAAAGAATAGGATGTTAATTACTTATTTGTTTTATCATAATTTTACTTTTGTTCTTGTTTTATTTTAATCATTCTTTTTGTCTGCCACGATTTATTATACTCTACATCTTTAAATAGTTTTGAAAACCCTGTAATATGTTTTAGTTTCAAAATTTCTTCTGGTTCCATGCCTAAATGATTACATATTTCCTCATCACTCCAGCCGTTTTGTAACATTTCAAAAACCACTGAGCCCATTCCTGCAACCGAATGCGAGCCTCTTGCCCTATTGTGTCTTATTGTTGCAGCCATTCTTTCGTTAATATCTTTTTCAATAACAACGCACGGCAAATATCCTTTGTTTCTTTCTAAAATATCACTATTTGATTTTGCCGTAAAATACCTATGAAAGCCATCAACTATTACATACTTATCTATTGTTTCATCATATATGGTTACAATTGGTTGTGTGTAACCATCATGTTTTATTGACTTGTAAAGCAGCCCCATTTCAACTTTTGCAACGCTATTTGGATTGTAATCGTTCGGCTGGACTTTATCAATAGGAATCCAACGAACAAAGTCAATAGGTTGTTTTATTTCTGATATTTCACGATGCAAAAACTCCTTTAATTCATTTAACAATAATTCCTTATCAGAACATTGATTGAATTTATCTTTAATTAATTGCTTTATCTGTTCCATATATTTTCTGTTTTATATCGTTTATTTCTTCTTCTGTAAACACTTTAATATATTTTGGGTTTAAAATATCTTTATCAATATCACCTTTTCTATATCTCCTGTAACAATAGATTTCAGGTTGTATTTCAAAGTTTGCTATTTTTGTAAAGTCAAAGTCAGATGATAATATAGTGTTTATTATTACCTTCCAAAATTTGTGTTTAATGTTGTCCCCTATGTATCTGCCCTTTTTAGCATCAATTTTTGAAAATAATTGTTTTCTATACTTATCTTCTTGTATTATATTTTCTGCCAAATAGTAGGCATATTCTTCCCAATCTGCGAACATATATGGTAGTTCTTTAGGACAGGTAAAAGAATTTAGTTTAATGTGTTTAATTGAGCTTGCTCCATCAATCCTATCTACTATTTTATTCCATGTTTGAGGCTCTATCTCCTGTACTAATAACAATGATTGTATTGATGTTTCGTGGTGTAAGTTTGATATTCTCATATTCTGAACAGTAATTCCATGTCGATACATTCCATCGTAAACCTTATTATATTCAATACCGTTTTCATTTATGTATTTCCAAACGTCAGTATAACTCCAATCGTAAATCGGGTAAAATGTATAATGCTCGTATTTTTTATTTAAAACCTTTCCCCACGTTATCCATTTATATGCTGCTACATTTGTTAATGCTACAAATCGTTTTGGACTTTCCTCTGTACGAACTCCTGCAAGGTAACATGATTTTTGGTTTTTAAATTCTACTGCAAAAATTTTTTCAAATAAATTGTGAAATCTTTCTGTTCCATATTTATTTTCTTTCAAGCTCATTTCGTCCTGCGGATGAATCCATTTATCTTTTTCCTTTTCATTCCAACAATACGAAAAACGATGATATGAACTTGCATTGTTTGTGATTACCATTGGCATTTGAAACCAGTATGGTTTTATTCTTTTATCCTGAAATACTTTTTTTGCATAATCAACAGTTCCTTGCCATTCCGCCTCTTGGTCTATCCATAATACAGATAATGGTAATCTATTTTTTTCCTCAGCAACTTTTAAAGCTAAATTCAAAACGGTTGTACTGTCTTTTCCGCCTGAAAAACCAACAACAACATTTTCAAACTCATCAAATAAATAGTTTATTCTTTCAATAGCAGCATCTTTTACATTCTTGTTTCTATATATTCTCATGGTATATTAAGTTCATCTTATTTTTTACTCTGTCGAGTTCATACTTTTGCCCTGTTTATTAAAATTGTATCTTCCTCTGTATAAGCACCAAAATTTATAGGTGCGCCCATAGTCCAATATTTATATCCGTTTGCATAATAGTAAATAAAAGACGTTTTGTAAAATCTTTCCCTTACTCCGAACGCTCTCATGTGGAGAACGACTTTCACAAATTCATCATCGTTCTCCCAATTCTTACGAAGCGTATAAGAGTGTGGGTTTTTAGGCATCGTTTTTGCGACCCTAAATTCTGCATCTTCTAAAGCTTTATCTACTTCTTTTTTAGTCATACCTAATCTATTTGAAATGTTGCCCCGCATTCAGGACAAATAACATCTGTAAGCTCTCGGCTACTCAACATTTGTTTAGCAAGCCTTTCAGCTTCTTTTTGTATTTGTTCTTTTGTAACATCTGAATAGTTTGTAGTTGGCTCTAAATTTGGTCTAAAATTTGTAGTTGGCTCTAAATTTGGTCTAAACTTTATATCATTATCTGTTTCAAAATTAGGTATATCCACGCTCCATTCTGTAAGCTCTTCAACGTTCCATACATTTGCCAGCCTGTCCCAATCCCATTCGCCAAATCCGACGTTATCTTTTATCGTAAACTCTTTTCGCTTTTCCTCACTCCATTCATCGGCTAATATAATCCAACTATCTGGAATTTCTTTATATTTCAACTCTTTTAACGCACGGAGTCGCATATTTCCACCAAGAGGGTACAGCTTACCATCGGCATCTGTTACGCACACCATTGGTCGCTTCTCCATCATTTCAGGGAACTCACGCAAAGAAGTAACGAGTTTTTTAAACTTGTCGTCTTTGATTAAACGTGGGTTGTTTGGGTTTGATTTTAGTTGGCTTAATTTCATAACATATAATTATCAACTACATTTTTAAACTCATCAAACGACCTGCACACCTCGCATTGGTAACCTTCACTTTGTAATTTCTCCATAATCGTTTTTTGGTTGTCCGATACCTTGCCAGCCTTGCCATTCTTTAACTCAACATAAAGTCCGTGATATCCTTTTTGAGCTATTGGAATAAATAAGTCAGGAACGCCTGACAAAACACCCTCTGCTTTAAGTTTTGCGGCTACTATCACATTACGTTGTCCGCCATTAGGTATTGCATAGATTAAACCTTTCGGGTATCGTAAGCGAAAGTAATTTACGCAATTGACTTGTAAGATATGTTCAGGTTGTTTCATCGTGGCAAATATAGTGTTTTATTTTTCAATTTGCAAGTTTTTACGTTTATTTTTTAACTTTTCGCATATTTCAAACTTATGCTTTTGGTAGTAGCGTTTAGCCGCTTCGCTCTTTTTTCCGCTATCTGCGTATTCTTTTTGATACTGTTTTTGGTATTCTTTGCGTGTCATTTTATCCTTTTCAATTTTCTTTTTCATTTCTTTTATTTTATGCCAATTAATAATTCAGCCATTAAAACGGCTGATAACACTCCATTTACGAAATTAAAACTTCGCAAATTACGGTGTCGTAAGACAGAAAAATATGACACGCAAAGGTACTAAATTTTTCTTCTATCCTTGCCAGTTATCTCAAAATAGTTACACATCTCATTGAGCCTACTTGCGACACGGTCGCCGTAGAGCTCCACGAACTTCTTTGAGTTAAACGGCAAGTTTGAGGTAATTAGTGTTATTTGATCGCTTTGATCGCCTCGATATTCCAGAATTCTCCGCATTACGTTAATTCTATTGCCCATGTACAACGATTCGACGGGCTCAGAACCAAGGTCTTGAAAGCCAATTATGTTCATTTTTTTGAAGCCTTCGAACGTGCCGTTTGTGACATATTCGTCGCATATAACATCAGTTCTGATATTCTCCCAGTGCAGAAACCGCTTCGTTTTGCCAAGTACGATCTGAATATTAT